CACAAGCAATGTGGATAACTTGCAACACGAAAATTTGGCTAAATGTTGCACAGATGTTGCATTGAGGTGCAGTGCCGGGCTGCAACACGGGCATGGGATAACCCCTTTAGGGGTTACCCGCCTGTTGCGGCTGCACGCGTCGTGTTGCGTTGCATTTTCTGGGTTGCGTTGTGGGGGTTACTCGGGCAGACAGGCCGCTCGCTGAAAAGGAGATGGCGCGTGAATGTTCGTATGTACAAGATGCTCGAGGAGATGGCGATCGCTGGCTCGAGCGATGAGCAGCTGGTGGCCGCGGCCAAGAAGGCGTTTGGCTTTAGCCCTACGCTCAGGGAGATCAAGCGTGTGAAGGCCAACGTGAGGCCTGTGCGCTTTCGTGGAGGCGCTGATGGTGCCCTGCCCAACCTGTCGCTCAATGATGTGCTCAACCGTCAGGCGATGGAGAAGGCGTCGAGAAGGTTTGTGGCTAGGCTGTGCGCTGACGCGTTCGAGAGAGATATTCTTCTGCCCAACATGACGAGGCGGGACCAGCTTGATCTGGCGCTGCAGGATCCTGACTTCAACTTGTGATGAGGCCTGTGGAGTGTTATCTAGGGCTGTCTACAGGAGCTATTTGTATCATGCCTCAACAACCCAAGAAGACTGATAAGCTGTGCGAGCAGGTGCTCGATCGTATTTCGAAAGGCGAGCCGCTGACGCATATCGCGAAGGATTTGAAGTTCAGCGTGCAGAGCTGGAATCGCTGGTTGCGCGAAGACGAGGAGTTAGCCATCGCGCACGCGCGCGCGAGGGAAGACGGCGGGGACGCGATCGCGGAGGAGGCCCTGCGCCTCGCTGACGCCGTCGAAGCCAAGAGCGAGCACGTGCAGAAAGCCAAGCTGCAGATCGAGACACGCCTCAAGCTGCTCGCCAAGTGGCACCCCAAGCGGTATGGCGACAGGCAGACGCACGAGGTGGGCAATGTCGACGGCGAGCCGCTCAAGGTCGAGCACAGCCGCGCAAGCGCTGACGTGCTCGCCGGGCTGACGCAGCGCATCCTCGGCCCGAAGCGAGACGCCTAGCGTGGCTACGGCGCCCGCCGATCTAGAGGAGGCCATCCAGTCGCTGGATGAGAAGCAGGCGTCATTCCTGCAGTGGCAGGGGCGCTGGGCAGACACAGCTCGCCCGCAGCAGATCCCTCCGAACGACTTCGCAGAGTGCGGCTACCTCGCCGGCCGCGGCTACGGCAAGACGCGCGTTGGCGCTGAGTGGCTCGCACGCGAAGTCTACCTCGATACGAGCGGCTACCCATCGGCCGTGATCGCGCCAACGTACCAAGACGTCAAGTTCACGTGCTTCGAGGGCGAGAGCGGCCTGCTCAGCGTGATACCTCCCGAGCTGCTCAAGGCGTACAACAAGTCCGACATGGTCGTGGAGATGTACACTGCGACGGGAGACGTGGCCACGATCCGCGGCTTCACCGCTGAGAAGCCTGAGCGCCTGCGCGGTCCACAGCACTGCCGCATCTGGGCGGACGAGCTGGCTGCGTGGCAGTACGACGACGTGTGGGACATGGCCATGATGGGCCTGCGCCTCGGCCCCCAGCCGAAGGTGCTGTGGACCACAACGCCCAAGCCGAGAGAGCTGGTGCGCAAGCTGGTCACGCCGAAGGACGGACGTGTCATCGTCACCGGCGCCACGTACGACAACAGAGCGAACCTGCCCGACAGCTTCTTCGACCAACTCGCGCAGTACGAGGGCACGACGCTTGGCAGGCAGGAGCTGTACGGCGAGCTGATCGATCCCGAGGAAAGCGGCATCATCAAGCGCTCCCAGTTTCGCCTGTGGCCGGCCGATCGTCCGCTGCCGCGCTTCGACTGGATCATCACGTCGCTGGACACAGCCTTCACCGAGAAGACGCTCGACAGGCGCTCAGGCGATCCCGACCCGACGGCGTGCACTGTGTGGGGCGTGTTCAACTGGGAGAAGCGCAACAACATCATGCTGCTCGACTGCTGGGACGAGCACCTAGGCATGCCCGACCTCATCCGGCGCGTGCGCAAAGAGATGAACGTGGCCTACGGCGAGGACGACGATCGCGCCCTGATCAAGCCGCTCTTCGGATCGAGCAAGCCAAGCACGTCAGGCAGGCGCTCGGACATTCTGCTGATCGAGGACAAGGGCAGCGGCATCAGCCTGCGCCAGATGCTCGAGCGCGAGGGGCTCGAGGCATACGCATACAACCCCGGACGGGCGGACAAGCTCAGCCGCCTGCACATGGTCAGCCCCGTCTTCGCGCGCAAGCTGGTGTGGCTGCCGGAGAGCGAGAAGATCAAGGGCAGGCCCAAAAGCTGGATCGAGCCGATGCTGCACCAGCTGTGCGCTTTCACCGGCCCCGGAAGCGTCAAGCACGACGACTACGTCGACAGCACCACACAAGCTTTGCGCCTGTGCATGGACAAGCGCATGCTGGATACTGTACAAGCACGCAAGCAGGAGGTGGTCCGGCCGCCTCCCAAGATCGTGCAGAACCCCTACGCGGTGTGAGGAATTAGCACATGGACGAAGACGAAAACGAACTGCCCACGGGCGAAATGGTGGAACTGCCCGACGATCCGAGCGACGTCGAGGACACCGACGACGGTGGCGCGATCGTGCGTCTGGATGAGGATGGGCCGCGCCCAGCCGACAGCGAGTTCTACGCCAACCTAGCCGAGACGATGGACGAGCCCGAGCTGAAGCGGCTGGCGTCGCGCTACCTCGACCTGATCAGCAAGGACAAGGACGCCCGCCGCAAGCGCGACGAGCAGTACGAGGAGGGCCTCAAGCGGACGGGTCTGGGCGATGACGCACCGGGCGGGGCGCAGTTCGAAGGCGCGTCACGCGTCGTGCACCCCATGCTCACCGAGGCCTGCGTAGACTTCGCGGCGCGGGCGATGAAAGAGCTGTTCCCGCCGCAGGGTCCGGCGAAGGACTTCGTGCCCGGCAAGGTGACACGCGACAAGCTGGAGAAGGCCAAGCGCAAGACGAGCCTGCTCAACTGGCAGATGACCGTGCAGTGCCCAGAGGTGCGCGCGGAGCTAGAGCAGCTCATGACGCAGGTGCCCCTCGGCGGCGCGCAATACCTCAAGCTGGGATGGAACGACCAGCGCAACCGCCCCGACTTCCTGTTCGTGGCGATCGACGACATGTACCTCCCCTACGCCGCGACGAACTTCTACACGGCGCAGCGCAGGACGCACGTGCAGTACCTCACGCAACTCGACTACGAGCAGCGCGTGCGCGATGGCATGTATCGCGATGTCGACTTGATCGCCCCCGGCCTAGAGCCGGAGGTGTCACTCTCCGAGCAGGCCAATGACCGCATCGAGGGACGCGACCACACAAGCTACAACGAAGACGGACTGCGCACCGTGTACGAGGTTTACGCGCAGTGCGAGATCGAGGACGGCGAGGGCGTGGCGCCCTACATAATCTCGATCGACAAATCGAGCGGCATGGTGCTGAGCCTCTACCGCAACTGGGACGAGGAAGACGAGTCACGCGAAGAGCAGCAGTGGTTTGTCGAGTTCCCGTTCATTCCGTGGCGAGGCGCTTACCCGATCGGCCTGCCGCACATGATCGGTGGGCTGAGCGGAGCGGCGACTGGCGCCATGCGCGCACTGCTCGACTCCGCGCACATCAGCAACTCGCAGACGATGCTCAAGCTCAAGGGCGGCACGGCCGGCGGCCAGTCTCTCGAGATCCAGCCGACAGAGGTCATGGAGATCGAGGGCGGCATCAACGTCGACGACGTGCGCAAGCTGGCCATGCCTCTGCCCTACAACCCGCCATCGCCTGTACTCTTCCAGCTGCTCGGCTTCCTGATCGACAGCGGCCGCGGAGTTGTGCGCACGGCGATGGAGGACATTGCTGACGGCAACCCCAACGCGCCCGTAGGCACGACGCTGGCCAAGCTCGAGCAGGGCATGACCGTGTTCTCGGCTATCCACAGCCGCCTGCACGACAGCATGTCGCGCATGCTGCGCATCCTGCACCGCCTCAACGCCATGTATCTTGACGACGACCGTCTCGAGGACGAGGCGGGCGAGGAGCTGGCGTCGCGCGGGGACTTCGACGGCCCCCTCGACGTGGTGCCTGTCAGCGACCCGAACATCTTCTCTGAAGCGCAGCGCTTCGCGCAGATACAGGCGGTCTCGCAGCGCGCATCGGCGATGCCCCAGCTGTACAACCAGCGCAAGGTCGAGGAGCGCATCCTCGAGACGCTCAAGATCCCAGAGGCTAACGAGCTGCTCAACCCGCCCATGGAGCCGAAAGAGCAGAACGCCATTAACGAGAACGCCGCGGCAACGCTTGGGCGCCCGATTATGGCATTCCCAGAGCAGGATCACATCGCGCACATCAAGGCGCACCTGTCCTTCCTGCTATCGCCGGCGCTTGGCATGAACCCGCTCATCGCGCCGACGTTCTTGCCGATCGTGCTTAACCACCTCAAAGAGCACATCGCTTTGTGGTACGTATCGAGCGTAGTCGAATTGTCCGACGAGGCTATGGGCGAGAGCGTGACCGAGAGCATGAAGGAACTGGGCAAGGACGTTGAGGCGCGCCGCGCACTTGACCGCATGCTTGCCGAGGCGAGCGTGGCCGTATCGCAAGAGAGCGGTAGCGTCTTCGAGGCGCTGCCACCCGTCATCCAGCAGGCGCAGCAGCTTCTGCAGTCTCTCCAGCCGCAGCCTGTGCCCGATCCGCGCACGGCACTTGAGCAGGCCAAGTTGCAGGCTCAGGCGCAGCGCGATCAGCAGCAGATGCAGCTCGAGCAGGCCAAACTGCAAATGGGCGCGGCCGAGATGCAGCAGGGCACGCAGCTTGAAGCTGCCAAGATGCAGCAGCAGGCCGCTCTCGAGCAGGCACGTATGCAGCTTGCGGCCTTCGAGGCGCAGCAAAGCGCAGGCAACGATCAGGGCAGACTGGCGCAGAGCGCCGAAGAGCTGCGCGCACGCATCGAGATAGAGGCACGACGCCAGCGCGCCGAGGACGAGCGCAAGGCGGCAGAGCTGCAGACGCGTCTCACAATGAACTCCGAGGACAACGAAACGGCCATGCGACTCGCAGCGGCCGAGATTGCCTCCGGTGAGAAGGTCGCGGTGTCCACAGGCACCGGGATAAACCCAAACCCGCAACCAAGGTAAGGAAACTGCGATGAAGAAACCTACCAAAAAGACTACCTCGAAGGCTATTACGCCTCCGAAGGGGCCTATCAGACAACACAAGATGATGGCCATGGGCAAACAGCCTAAGATCCTGTCGAGTCCAAAGACGCCGGCATGAGGATCGAGGCGCTGCTTCAACGCTTGGAGACAGAACAGGCGCGTCTAGCGCACGAAGCGTTGAAGCAACCCGCCGCCAGCACCGAGTTCGAGTACGGACGCGTTGTTGGCATGTACGCCGGATTGGAACGTGCAAAATACACCATAGTTCGTCTGTTCGAGGACAAGGAAAAGCGCGATTTCGATCTATAAACTGCAAAATTGGAGCGATAATGCAGGAACTAAGCAACAAAGTAGAGTTCAGCTACGATGATCTGAACGAGGCGTTTCCGCCTTGTGACGCGGGCGTTCAGCCCTTTGGTAGCCGAGTATTGGTGCAGATACGCACCCCCAAGAACAAGACTAAGGGTGGGATCATCCTTACGTCTGAAACACGCGAGACGGACGCGTGGAACACGCAGGTGGCGAAAGTCATTGCGTGCGGCGAACTAGCCTTCCGCAACCGTACATCTATGGACCCATGGCCCGAGGGCAGCTGGTGCGAAGCCGGCGATTTCGTGCGCGTGCCCAAGTACGGCGGCGATCGCTGGACCGTTAAGACCGAAGACGGGGAGGGCGAGGCCCTACTCGTCATTTTCAACGACCTTGATTTGATAGGCAAGGTGACGGGTGATCCACTCGCCATCAAGGCATTTATCTAATCAATAAGGCTGCAGGCATGGGAGCCGGTTATGAGTGAAGTAAACGATAAGATTACCGAAGACGACGAAGAGTTGGTGGCCGTAGAAGCGCCGCAAGAAGATGAAGAAAATCAAGAAGATACGTCCGATGAGTCCGAAGAAGACGAGTCCGACGAGTCCGACGAGTCTGATGATAGCGACGAAGACGATGACGGCGACGAGGAGGACAGCCGCCTAGCTGACGACGACGAGGAGGTGGACAAGTCGGAAGCCAACCGCCGTCGCCGCAAAAAGCGCAGAGAAGTGCAGAAGCGGGCTAAAGAGGCTGCGCAGCGCGAACTGCGCATGCTTAGGCAGCAAAACGCCGACCTTATGCGCCGTATCTCCGGCGTGGAAGGCTACGTCGCCAACAACAACGCCCAGACGCTTGAAAACCAACTGGCTCAGGTGCAACAGGAAATTGCTCAAGCCGAGCATATTATTGCGAAGGCAACAGAGGCAGGCAACGGGCAAGACGTTGTGGCAGCCATGCGCATACGCGACGAGGCTCTTACGCGCTCTCAGCAGCTTCAGGCGGCCAAGGCGCAGTACGAAGAGGCTAGATCCAAACCTGCTGCGCCGGATCCCACTGTTGTTAACTACGCCGCGGAGTGGATGAAAGCCAATCCGTGGTACGACCCACAGGGCCGAGACAACGACAGCGCTTTGACAAAGCAGATCGACAACGCCCTAGCCTCGGAAGGCTACGACCCACGCACTCGCGAGTACTGGGAAGAGCTAACCGATCGCGTTGCCGAGGCGTTTGGGGAGGCGGAGCCACAAAAGGCTGCAGCGCCCAAAAAACGCAAAGCACCGCCCACCGGACGCACGCGTGAGCATGCGCCCGTAAGCACAAAAAAAGAGGTCTACGTGACACCGGAGCGAAAACAGGCTATGATAGAGGCTGGAGTGTGGGATGACCCTACGCTTCGCCAACGCTATCTAAAGGCGTATCAGGCCTATGATAAAGATTCGGCTCGCTGATTAACTGGAGTGAGACAATATGAGTGGAAATGATACACGCCTGAAGAAGGACATGGATGAAGTTGGTAGCCGCGCAACGCGCAAGGCTTCGGATCGCAAGATCACAGAAGACCGGCAGTTGAGCGATGACGACCGGCTGGAAATGTTCAGGGCACAACTTTTTAATGACGCACTTCCTGATCTGCCGGACGTTCCGGGCTATCACATGTGCTGGCTCACAACCCAAAATCCTCGCGATTCGATCCATCGGCGCATGCAGCTCGGCTACGAGCCTGTTCAGCCGGAGGAAGTACCGGGGATGGAATATGCTTCGATCAAGACTGGCGAATGGGCTGGCTTTATCGGGGTCAACGAGATGCTTGCGTTTAAGCTGCCCTTGAGCCTCTACGAGAAGTTCATGCAGGAAGCTCACCACGATGCTCCGATGCGGGAAGAAAACAAATTGGCGGAAGTCGCGGAGATGATGCGCGAGCAAGCCGAGAGAGCCGGAAGCAGCATGTACGAAGGCGACGGTATGTCGGAGATGCGTGAATTTAACCCCCGCGCGCCACAGGAGTGGTAAGCGGAAAACGCAACTTTTAATATGAGGTAAATGGCTATGTCTTCGACTTCAAAGCCGTTTGGACTCCGCCCCGCGTATAACCCAAGTGGCACGACTCGTCCTGCCGCTTACACTATTGCAACGGGCTATGCTTCAAACATCCTTCAGAACCAGCCGGTGAAGCTGGGCGCTGACGGAACTGTACAGGCCGCCGCCATTGGCGACAGCTTCGTCGGTTCTTTTCAGGGCGTAGAGTTCACCGACAGCGACGGTCGCCGTCGTGTAAGCAACAAGTGGACTGCATCAACCGCAGGCTCAGAAATCGTAGCTTACATCACAGTCGACCCAAGCATCGTGTACGAAATTCAGGGTGATGACTCGGTGGCCGTTTCGGACATCGGCTCTCAGGCTGATTTCACCACGATCGGCTCCGGTTCTACGACCACCGGTCTGTCGGGCATGATGCTCGATGTCGCCACGCTAACGAACGTTGGTAACGCTTCGTTGCGTATTCTTGATATTGCTCCCGGCCCCGATAATGATGCCGGCGACGCCTACACTGTTGTGCAGGTTCAAATCGCCGAACATCAGAACGTGGCCGACAAAGCTGCTTACTAAGGAGGGCTGATCAATGGCTACCCCAATGCGGAGTACTGATTTCCGCTCCATCGTTGAGCCGATCCTGAACGAAGAGTTCAACGGCATTTATGATCAGCGTGCTGATGAGTACGCACAGGTCTTCAAGGAAATGAAGGGTACTCCCCGGAATTACCACGAAGAGCCAGTGCTGTACGGCTTCGGTGCCGCACCGGAACTGCCCGACGGCATGCCGGTCACCTACCAATCAGGCGGTGTGCTTTTCATTCAGCGCTACGTTTACAAGGTCTTCGGCCTTGCATTCGCGCTGACGAAAGTACTCGTCGAGGATGGTGATCACATCCGTATCGGTCAGACCTATGCGCGTCACCTCGCACAGTCGCTGATTGAAACCAAAGAAACTCTGGCTGCGAACATCTTGAACCGCGCGTTCAACGGTTCGTACACCGGTGGTGACGGCGTATCACTTGTGAACACCGCACACCCGATTGCTGGAGGCTCTTTCTCTAACCAGCTGACCACAGCTGCTGCACTTTCGCAGACTTCGCTCGAGCAGATGCTCGTGCAGATCCGCAACGCTGTTGACAACAACGGCAAGCGCATCCGCTTGACACCAAAGAAGATCGTAACCGGTCCTTCGAACGTGTTCCAAGCTGAAGTTCTGCTCAAGTCGGCACTGCGTGCTGGGGGCAACAACAACGACATCAACCCTGTCAAATCGATGGGGCTGTTGGACGACGGTCAGGCTAACCTGTCACGTGTCACCTCGACCACTGCATGGTGGATCCAGACTGACGCGCCAGAAGGCCTCAAGCTCGTCACACGTCGTGGCCTCGAAAAGAGCATGGAAGGTGACTTCGAGACCGACAGCATGCGTTACAAGGCTACTGAGCGTTACGCTCTTGGCTGGACTGACCCGCGCGCTGTATTCGGCACACCGGGCGCCTAATTGGGGAGGAGGCTTCGGCCTCCTTCCCTTTGGGGCTACAGCAGCTTGAAAAAGTCTGCTATATAACGGCGGCCGCTAGGTTTTCTTCTCCTTTTCCCTAGCGGTCGCCAATTTATACAGGAAACAGAGCTAATGGCTGACGCAGTTACCTCCCAAACGATTTTCGACGGCGAGCGTGTGGCCGTCATGAAGTTCACGAACGTCTCCGACGGCACCGGCGAAGCTGGCGTAGTTAAGGTGGACGTGTCCGCTCTCGCAGCAAACAACGAAGACAAAGCGTGCAATGGCGTTAAAATTGAGCGCATGCACACCTCGGTCAACGGCATGTCCGTAAACATTCTGTGGGATGCTACCGCAGATGTTCCGGCATTTATCGTGGCACCGGGCGTCAACTGCTTTGACTTCAGCAAAATTCAGCTTCCGAACGATGCCGGGGCTGGCAAAACAGGCGACGTTCTGTTTACCACGATCGGCGCCGCGGCTAACTCTACGTACACCATCATGCTTGAGATGGTTAAGACCTACGCAGATTAGACTATGATGGGCGCCCTAACAGCGTTTGATCAAATGATTATGGACGCTAAGCGGGAGCTCAATAGCGTGCTGTCTCAGCGCCCGCAGCAGATGCCAATGCAGCAGCCAATGCAGCAGCCAATGCAGCAGCCAATGCAGCAGCCAATGCAGCAGCCAATGCAGCCGGTGCAGCGCTTTGCGAAAGGCGGTGGCGCGTGGACGCGTAAAGAAGGCCAGAACCCAGAGGGTGGCCTTAACGCCAAGGGGCGCGCCTCTCTGCGCGCGCAGGGTAAGGATATCAAGCCGCCCGTCAGCGCAAAACAAGCTAAAAGATCCCCAAAGGCCGCGGCCCGCCGTAAGAGCTTCTGCGCTCGTATGAGCGGCATGCCGGGGCCCATGAAGGACGAGAAGGGCCGACCGACACGCAAGGCTTTATCCCTGCGCAAGTGGGACTGCTAACGTGTCGCGCGCTAGAATACTACGCCGACTGTACGACGATTACGGCGCGCCCATAGTAGACGACGTCGCGGAAGCTTTGGGTGATCTGTTCGAGGTTAAGCCAAGACCCAAGCCACGCCAGAAGCCAGATATCCGGTACGACAACCCGAGCCCAGAGTGGCAGGCGAGAAAGCAGCGCGAGGCGCAGGAGAACAGCCGGCCCGGTCGGCCGTATTTCGGCCCCATAACGGCCTACACCAAGAAGCCCGTCATGCTCGACCCCAAGAAGGTGCGCACCATACGCGGCGCCCGCGGCGAGCGTCGCGTGCCGGGCGAGAGCCAGTACGACCGCTTGCGCCCCAGCGTCGAGGCAGAGGGTCTCTACCCAGACGCGCCCATCCTGATAGGTGTCGACTACCGGGGTGAGCCGTACATCATCGAGGGCAACACCCGCACAGCCGTCGCCGCAGATCTGGGCCTCGCAGAGATCCCAGCCGAGGTGCGCTGGTTCTCAGGCGGCGAGAACGCACCCTACAGCGACCTCTACCCGCAGGATCTGGAGAGCCTGATGGCTCCCTCCGAACTTGTGCGCGACCCCAACTTCGCACGCTGGTTTGAGGGCAGCAAAGCTGTTGATAAATACGGCGAGCCGCTCATGCTCACGCACGGCACGCTATCCGGCCAGATCAATGAGTTTCGACCGAACACGCACTTCGGCACGCCAATTCAAGCAAACACCCGTATCGAAGCTTTGCAAGAAGCTAAAGATCTGCCGCTAAGCTTTCTCAAGTTTGCAGCGCGAAAGTTGCTTGGTTCTGACGACGTCCCCACTAACATTCCGGTTTATTTAAGTGTGCGAAACCCAAAACGCATGAACGACCATTTAGGTGAAAGTTGGGAGGATAGGGTCCGCGTAGCTCGCGATGAGGGTTTCGACAGCATTGTTTATCTCAATCGCGCAGAGCTAAGCGATGACGCGCATGAAGCTATTCTCAAAGAAGAATTGCGGAGCGGCTTCAGCTTAAACGACGACGAGATACGCGCTGTCGCGCCCGAAGTGGCCGACAGCTATATTGTTTTTGACCCACGTCAGGTAAAGTCCGCAACAGGAAACCGAGGCACCTATGACCCAGACAACCCAGATATCGGCATGAAAAAAGGCGGACTAGCAGCTAAACCCATTTGGGATAAAAAGCGCCCCAAGAAACTGGGCAAACCCAAGTCCCTCTCAGCCAAGAAAAAGAAGGCGGCCAAGGCCCGCGCAAAAGCGGCTGGGCGCCCATATCCAAACATGGTAGATAACCTCGCCGTAGCGAGAAAGAAAGGCAAGTGACATGAAGGGTTTCAAGGATAGCACTAAGACGCAGTACAACTGTGGCACTGGCTTCGCTAAAGGCGGCCGCACGAAAGGCGCAGCCAAGATTGCGACCGTCATGCGCGAGTTCAAAGACGGCACCTTGCACAGCGGTTCGAAGAAGGGCCCGAAGGTCACCAACCCTAAGCAAGCCAAGGCTATCGCCATGAGTGAAGCGCGCAAGGCTGGCGCCAAGAATATGCAGCGCGGCGGCCGAGCTAAGAAAATGACTGAGGCGGAGAAACAGGCTGCGTTGGAAGCGGCTGTGGACCGGGGCAATCGAGAGCAGGCCCGCGAAATGGAAGCGCTTGAGGCTATGCGCGCGATGGAAGCTATGCGCAAGAAAGGGCGCAAGTCAGTGCCTAGCACCAGCATGCGCCCCCTCATTAAGCGTAAGAATTAAGCAGCTTTTGCTAACGCGTTGCGCCTAAACTCCTCGAGCAGCTCGACGTACGTCTCGACGCGCTCGAGGGCATCCTGCCAGTCGTCGGCGTAGTGGTCACCCGCGTAGGGGTCGTCGATCACGGCGCTGTCCATCGTTAGCTCATGGCCCCACACGATAATGCGCGTGTAGCGATCAGATCCCGACCCCCAACACTCGACTTCGATCTCTATGTCGTGCTTCTTGGCGAGGCGGCGGGCCTTGGCTGCCGCGCTGTTCTCGCAGCGCTTGATCTTGGCGGCCGCGCTGTCTGGGTTCAGCTCAGGCAGTAGATCCTCGATAGCTTTACCATCGAACTGGTTGTACGTAATCTTCCAGACGCCCGTCACACGCGCGCGGCGCTTGACCTTATCGTGTTTAAGCGAGACCGGCTTCTGGGTTAGCCCGCAGCAGAAGCGGCGCCCCTGCACGATCTGCCAGTGGTAGCCGGCGGAAATCAGAAAGACGTCGTTTCCTCGCGTCGACGCGGTCTCCTTCAGCCACGCAGCGAGTGTCGGGTTGCTCTTGCGGTCGTTCGGGTTAATCTTAGCCGCTGACGTGAGGTGATAGCCGAGAGCGTTAAAGGCGCGGATTATTTGATAGGTGCTTGTGCCCATCACACTGCGCACGTTGCTTGTCTTGCGGATGAGCGCGGCAGCTTGAGCAGTGTCGATGCCAGTCACGATAGAAAGCACTGCAGGGCCGCAGAAGCGGTTGTGTCCCTTGGCAGCTTTGCGTACGGCTTGGATCTTCATAAGTAGTACTCCTCGTTGTTGGTAACACCCTTATAGCACATGCAACTTTACATTGCAACCCCTATTTTCCCCGTGCCTTGCCGCAGGGACGATGGTGTTGTATAACCGGCGTGCCAGAGATGCTTGCCACGGATTGGCAAGCTGCTGATCTTAACTAGCGAGCGACATCTTATGGCCTACTCCGGCACAATATCGCAGACCACATTCAACACGCGCCGTGTGATAGATAACGCTGCGCGCCGTTGCCGCATACCTGCGCAGGCGCTAACAGCTGAGTATCTCGAGGACGCTACGGATACGCTGCACCTACTCTTATCCGAATTGCCTAATCACGGCCTGCAGCTGTGGACTATCGAGAAACAGATATATCCGCTCTATGAAGGCGTAAGCGCCATCACTACAGATGCGGGCACTGTCGATATACTGAATAGCAATTTGCGCAGCCTGCAGCCTGTGACCGGCACGACTACGGACACATCCACCACCCGCACAGTAGATTTCACAAACGCGACTGTTGTGAGCACTGTAGGCGTTAAGTGGACCGCAGCCGCTGTACCGATCGCGCTAGAGCGCAGCGATGACGGTGCGACGTGGACAACCGTTCAAACAGAAACACCTTCAGCTTCAGCAGGGGAGTGGACTTGGTACGATCTCGCCAGCAGCGTAGCGGCACGCTATTTCCGCGTGCGGGCAACCAGCGGCACCCTAAGTTTCAGCCAGATATACTTGGGCAACACACCGACGGAAATACCTCTGGCGAGGCTGAACAGGGACGACTACACCAACCTCCCGAACAAGACTTTCCAGTCTAACCGCCCTCTACAGTTCTGGTTCGATCGCCAAGTTAGCCAGCCGGTCATGCGCTTCTGGCCTATCCCCAATGCCGACGCTGAGACCTCTCAGATTGTTCTTTGGCGCCAAAGGCAGATTATGGACGTCGGCACCCTCACCGAAGAGATCGAGGTACCACAGCGCTGGTACGAGGCTGTCGTGGCTATGCTTGCCTCAAAACTGGCACTCGAGATCCCCGAGGTCGACGTTTCTCTTATTCCGCTCTTAGACCAGAGAGCGGCGCAGGCTATGTATATGGCGCGTATGGAAGAGCGGGATAACAGCCCGATGAGGATTGCGCCGAACATAAGCATGTATACGGCGTAGCGCGTCTATGGCTAGAGAAGACTATCTAGACACGCGCGGGCGAAAAAACCTTGCTATCGGGCTCTGCGACCGTTGCCACAGAAAGTTTCCGATCGAGGAGCTGTGGAGCGATCGCAACTCTCCCGGCTTAAAAGTATGCCGAGATGATTTAGACGAGCTAGATCCTTACCGCCTACCCGCTAGAGAGAGCGAGCATATCGCCCTGCGTCACGCACGGCCTGACGAGGCGTTGGGCTAGTGGGCCGCTTTATCAACACCGAAGGCAACCCCACTCTGGGCGTAGCCATTTGTGCTAGGTGCTGCCGCAAGTTCCCTATCGGCGAGCTACAGGCAGATCCAAACTACCCCGGCCTGCGCGTGTGCAGCGATGACATGGATGTCTTTGATCCGTATCGCCTGCCCGCAAGACAGCCCGAGGATGTTACACTGGCGTTCACTCGCCCCGAGGTGCCGATTGGCACAAATCCCGCGGGTACCATCACCGAGGACGGGGACTACTTTATTATCGCTGAAGACGAAGACGATTATCTGGAGCCGTAGATGACTGACGTACCCTCCAATCTTATTCCTACGAGAATTTCACAGCTTCCTGAATACACGGGAAGCAGCCAAGAAGGGTATCTGCCGTATGTCTATGAAGGGGTTACGTACAAAGTTCGCTTCAGCGGCGTCGCGTCTGCCGGAGAAGTTCCGCCGAGCCGCACGCTTACTGCTGGAACTGGCCTCACCGGCGGTGGTGATCTTTCTGCTGATCGGGTTTTTGCTATTAGTGACGGTGGTGTTGGTGCTGACCAGCTTGATGCAACTGGCGTTGTGGCTGGGGTATATGGCGACGCGTCCAATATCCCGACTATTACGGTGGATGCGAACGGGCGCGTAAGCGACGTAACTACCTCCCCCATCGTAGCCCTCGGCTACGTACCTGAGTCGCGTGTAATAACGGCAGGCGACGGTCTCAGCGGAGGCGGCAATTTGGCCGACGACCGCTCTTTCTCTGTTAATTTCTCGTCGGTTGCGCCTTCGCCGCTGGGGTCCGCCTCAGCCGGTGCAGCGAACGTAGCCGCCCGCGAAGATCACGTCCATCCGGCCGTAGATCTTTCCGATATGACGGAAACCCAAGGCACGCTCCCCTTGGGCCGCGGCGGCACCGGCGCTTCGCTGTCTCCTATCGCTGGTGCCGTCGCGTACTCTAACGGCACGCATATGTCACTTACGCCAGTAGGCGTGGTTGGGCAGGTTCTAGTTTCAGGCGGCGTCAATGCACCTTCTTGGGCAACGCTGACCGGCACAGGCACCGTCACCAGCGTTAACATAGACGGAGCCACCAGCGGCCTAAACTTTATCGGCGGCCCCATCACCACGGCAGGTATTTTCACCTTGCAGGATCCGGGCTTTATCCAATTCGATACGGCATACGGAGCTGCTCGCAATACGGGCAGACTTTGGTGGAATGACGACGATAACGCCAAAACTTTTATGGTCGGCGGCGAAGGCAGCGACGTAGACATAAAGCTAGGCGAGCAGAATTACTTCCGCATCAAGGCGTCGGCCGCCATCACGAAGGGGCAGGTGGTCATGTTCACCGGCACCGTCGGCGCGTCTGGCGGCTTGCAAGGCGCTCCAGCCACTGGCCTTACAAAAGCTACCGCAAGCTACATCATGGGTGTTGCTGCGGAAGATATCGCCCTTAATGGGTGGGGTTATATAACCGAGTTCGGCCTTATTCGCCAACTCGACACAACCGCTTTTTCTGACGGAGACATACTCTACTACGACCCCGACGTAGTTGGTGGTTTGAGAGTAGGAGCGCCACCTGCTCCGGCTGCCAAAGCTGAGTTGGCTGCCGTTGTGCGGTCCGCCAGCAACGGCTCCATATTCGTCCGCGCTACGCACCAATTCGAGCTGGAACAACTCAACGACGTGGAGACGGCCGCCGCGTCCAACCTCGATCTGTTGGAGTATAACGGCAGCAGTGGCGTGTGGCGCCACCGCGACCCGCAGCTAATCAACGTCGGCGGCGCAACTAACGTTCTTGGTGG